CCCTAACCGACCAAAGTATAGAGAATGAGTCAATGAAACCACTACAAAATATTATAACAGATAAAGAAGATATAGACAATGGAGAAGTATATGAAATTAATACAGGACAAACTATAAAAGATTTAGGAGGGTTTTAGAGTGGCAGAAGAAATAAAAATTATTAATATATATCAAAAATTGCAAAAAAGTAGAGTTGAGCTACAAGCTAAGAATTTAAAAAAGAGTGGTAAAAACTCATATAGTAACTATGAATATTTTGAACTAGGAGATTTTCTTCCAGGAGTAAATGAAGTTTGTAATAATAATGGACTAGCTACAATATTTCACTTTGAAAAAGAGATTGCTACATTAACAATTATAGATGTAGATAATCCGGAAAGCATAATAAAGTTTGAAACGCCAATAGAAATGGCAGCTATTAAAGGAAGTTCAACTATTCAGCAAATAGGAGGTACACAAACATATGCAAGAAGATATTTGTATATGATGGCTTTTGAGATAGCTGAAACAGATATTGTTGATAAAAGTGAGGTTGATCTAGAGAAGCAAGAAGGAGAACAGAGAATAGGAACAGTTCATTTAAATGTTATAAGAAAGCTTATAGATGAAACTGAAACAGAAATAACAAGTTTCTTAAAATATGCAGGAGTTGAAAAGTTAGAAGATATAAAAAATAAGGATTATCCAGAACTATTAAAGCTTTTAGAAAAGAAAAAGCAAGATTATAAAAGGAAGCAAGAAAATGCAAGAAAGCTAAAAGAACAACAAGAGCAGTATCAAAAAGAGTTAGAAGCTAAACAAGAGAATTTTGAATTTTAGGAGGATATGAGAATGAAAGAGATAGTTGTAAATACACAGTTACCAGTTATAAGCATGAATTATGAGGAAGTTAAATTATCTATTGAAGAAAGTCTTAAGAAATATAAAGGAATAGTTGTTACAGAAGCAGGACTTCAAGACTGTAAATCTACTCAAAAAGAGTTAGCGGGATTAAGAAGAAAAATAGATGATTATAGAAAAACAGTAAAAAGAGAAATGGAAATTCCAATAAAAGAGTTTGAGGGTAAATGTAAAGAACTAGTTACTCTTGTAGATCAAGTTGAAAAACCAATAAAAGAAGGAATTGCAGAGTTTGATAATAAGCGTAGGGAAGAAAAGAGAATTAAAGCTTTAACATTCATTCAAATAGCAATAGAGGAAAATGATTTGGAAGAAAAGTATTCTAGTCAACTAACAGTAATAGATAAATATTTAAACCTATCAGCGACAGAAAAAAGTGTTGTAGAAGATATTAACCAAAGAGCAGATATGTTAAAGCAACAACAAAATATGGATAAGGCTAAGTATGAATTACTTAAAGGATCAATAGAAAGCACTTTAGAAACAGTAAACACAACTATTAAAACACAATTAAAGTATTCAGATTTTGAAAAGTATATAGAAATGGGTTGGGATGCGGCAAGAATAATTCGTGAGATAAACGATAAAGCAAGAATGATTCGAGAAGCTGAAAAAATAGTTGAAGAACCTAAACAAGAAATAGAGTTACCTGCAGATTCAAAGCCAAAAGCACCAGAAATAAAAGAGATAAAGAAAGATGAACCATTATATTTTGTAGATGTTCATGTAGAACATAACTTTGAAGCTATACAAGTTTTAAGTAAATTCTTAAAAGACAATGGATATAAATATGAGGTTCATAACAAAGGAAAAGTTAAATAAGTCTTTTAGGAGGTAGGCATGGATAAGGAATCTAAAGGATTTATAAAGCTAGATAGAAACATCTTTGACCATTGGATATTCCAGGATGCTGAAAAGTTTAGAGCATTTGTGGACCTTATCCAATTAGCTAGATGGAAAGATGAAAAATTATTAATAGGAAATGATGTTGTAACAGTTCCAAGGGGGAGTTATTATACCTCAGAGTTGAAATTAGCAGAGCGTTGGAAGTGGGGAAGAGATAAGACAAGAAGCTTTTTAAGCCTATTAGAAAAGGAAAAAATGATAAGCAAAAAAGGCACACCAAAAGGCACAATGATTACAATAAGTAACTACAGAGAGTACCAAGATATTAACCCAACAAATACAACAACCCAAAGCCTTGTGAATACTAGCTTTGACAACTATTCACCCACAACACATGACACAACAAACCAACAACAAACCAACAACGAACCAACAACACACCCGACAGCAGACCAACATCAAACCAACATCAAACCCGACACAAAAGAAGAAATTAAAGAAATTAAAGAAGTTAAAGAAGTTAAAGAAAGGGAAGAAGGAGAAGAAAAAGCAACTGTACTTCCACCCCTTTCATTCCAGAATAATATACATGAATTAATTTTTAATAGATTAGGTGAAGTTACTTATAGAACATGGTTTATAGATACAGAAATAAATGAAACTGAAAAAGAAATAGTGATTACAGCTAAGGATAGTTTTAAGAGGCAGATTATAGAAAGTAAGTTTAAAGATAATTTAAAAATGCTTACTAGAAAAGACATTGTTGTTAGGGAGGTAGAGAATGGATGAAATAAAGTTTTGTAAAGTATGCGGTACAAGCTATGGAGTTGAATTACATCATAGAGTATATAGGTCAGAATGTAAGCCGCTAGAGAATTGTAAATTAAATCATACTTACCTGTGTAATAAGCACCATAGAGATCATAAAGTAGGAGTACATTTTAATAAGAAATTTGATAGAGAAATTAAATTAGAGTTTCAGAATTGGCTAGAAATATTATTTAATAAACCATATTTAACTAGAGAAGAAATAAAAGAAGTTTTAGAGATAGCAGATAAGCCATTAAATAAGCTTTTAAAGCCTTTAACATTACAAAAGGGTAAATATGTTAGGGAAGAAGTAATAAGGCAATGCATGGGCGGTAGATTGATACTGGAGGGTAAATAATGAAAAGATATATGCCTAAGAAAAAAGATAGAAAAGCTTTAAGGGTAGCAAGATGGAAGAAAAGAAATTGTTGTCCTGAATGTAGATGTGTATATAGTCAAGACTATTTAAGAAAATGGGGAATGTGTATGGAGTGTTACATGCATGATGTAGGTATGAGTTGGAGAGATTTTATATGAATCCACAAATTATAATAGAGCAAATGGAAATAGCAAGACAAGCATTAACTAGAGGTAATACACAATTAAAAACTCTATCTATAAAGAAAGCAGAAGCAGAAAGAAATTATAGAGTTGAAGTAAGAAAAGAAATATTAAAACTTAGATTAGAGAAAGTACCGACTACTATAATACATGATCTAGTAAGGGGAAATGAAAAAATAGCAGAGTTAAGACTTAAAAGAGATATAGCAGAAAGTGATTATTATACTTGTATAAGTGCTATAGAGAATTTAAGACTAGATATAGAGATACTTAGAAGTAAATTAACATGGTTAAGAGTAGAGTTAAAAAATAGTTAGGAGGATTAAATGAGTAAATTAACACCTCATGAATTAGCTATTAAAACAGTAATGGATATAGAAAGAAGAAAATACTTAAGAGAAAAAGGCAAGCTTGAAGCAGATAGTTATATTATAGAGCAAGAATTAAAAGCTAGTAAAAGGAAATCTAGGATTAGAGTAAAGTATTATAGATAGATTTGTAAATATTACGCATTAGATAGGGAGTGATAATTAGTGTATGTAAATGTAAAAGACTTAAAGACTTTTTTAAGTGAATGTGATGATAACAGTACAATAATATTTGAATATAACGGTTGTGATACTGAGATTGAAAATGGTGATGCTTTTTCAAATATAAACTTAGAAAATTCTGATATATATGATAAAAGTGTAAGAATTTCTTTTAAGTAATACGCCATTCAAATAAAGAGAGGTGAATTAAATGAGTTGTTACAATTGTCAAAACTCAAAAATGTTAGAACAACCTATAGATTGTGATGATTATTCAATTTTTGGATATTGCAATAAGGATAAGGTGATACATCCACCTCCTATATATTTGCCAGAGGGAACTTGCAAATATAAAAAGCTTAAAGACATTGTTGAAAATAAAGAGAAGATTGCCTTAAATGAGCAAAAGGAATCTTTTCAAATTAGTTTATTTTAATGCGTCATTCAGAAAAAGGAGAAAAATAATGGTTGAAGCGAAAAGGATAGAAGAAAATGTAACGGAAATTAAAGTTTCCAATAAACAAAATAAATTTTTTATAGAGCAATTAAAATTTATAGGAGCTACTCCAACAAAGGAAAGCAGCAGATATACTTACTTTTGGTTTAATGGCAGCTTTGCAGATTGTAAAAAGTATTTAGGTATTGGATAATTAGAAATTCACATAAAGGAGAATAGGAGTAAATTCGGTTATGGTTGTAGACTCTTATTCTCATATGATAATCAAATAATAATAAAGAGGTGAAAAATGAATAGAAATGAAGCTAGAGAATATTTCAAAAGAAAGAATTTGAATTATAAAGATATAACAGAAGGGGATATTTGCACTTTAATAATACTACTTAATAAGCATATCAAAAAGGCTAATAAAGATGGAATAACTTCTGTAAATACAATGAGATTAAGTGAAAAAATAAAAAGCAAATATGATACTCATGGAAGATTAAAAGAATGTTATATATTCATAAATTCACATTACTTTACTAGAAGAGAGTGTATTAGTTTCAACAAAGATGGATTTATAGGGTTTAGTGGATGGGCAGACGAGGGGAATACAACTCCTATAATAAATTCTTTCATTGAATGGTGTGATAACTTAGCTATTACTAAGGAGGAAGTATTAAATGACCAATAGCAAACAAAAAGGAGCTAGGGGAGAAAGAGAATTATCTTCTAAGCTAAAAGAATATGGATATAAAACAAGACGAGGACAACAATATTGTGGTGCTAATGGTGATGCAGATGTAGTTGGATTACCTGGAATACACATTGAATGTAAGAGAGTAGAAAGACTTAATATATATGATGCTATAAGCCAAGCTAAAGCAGATAAGAAAGAGAATGAACTAGGAGCAGTATTTCATAGGAAAGATAGGTCAGAATGGCTTGTAACAATGACATTAGATGAATGGATGAAATTATATAAGGGGGAGTTACCTAATGAAAATTAAACTCGGAGATTATTTAATAGAATCGGATGAAAGACAATATATAGTAAAAGTTAAGAAAATAGTAGAAGAAAGTAGATTAACTAAAAAAGAAAATATAGGGAATGAATACTGGCAACCCATAGCATATTGTACAACATTTGATTCTGCTTTGAAATTCGTGCCACAACAAGCTTTAAGAAGTAATGACGATATATTAGTCATCAAAGAAAAATTAACTCAAATACACGAGCATTCAAAAGAGTATAAGAAGATTGAAGAAGAAATTAAGAAAGTTTATGAGAAAAAGTTAGAAGCAGCAATAAGAGATTTTAAAAGAAAGAAAAAAACAGAAGGAGAAACTAAGAATGAATAAATGGGTAGGTATAGGGCGACTTACAAGAGATCCAGAGCTTAATTTTGCAGCAGGAACTGGAACAGCAGTAGCAAGATTTACTTTAGCAGTAACAAGACCTTTTAAGAAAGATGAAACAGATTTTATTAATTGTATAGCATTTAATAAGAGAGCTGAAGCAATAGCACAATATTTAACTAAAGGTAGACAACTAGCAGTAACAGGAAGTATAAGAACAGGCTCATATGATGCTAAAGATGGAACTAAGAGATATACAACTGATATAGTAGTAGATTCATTTGAGTTTATAGGAAGTAATAAAAATGATAATCAAGGGAATACACCTCAAAATAACTTTGGTGGAATGAATTTTGAGGATGATATGACACCAGTAGATGATGGGGACATGCCATTCTAGGAGGAAGTTATGAGTTTAACATTTTTAGATTTCTTTGCAGGAGTAGGAGGTTTTAGACGAGGTATGGAATTAGCAGACCATACCTGTCTAGGACATTGTGAAATAGATAAATTTGCAAATATGAGTTATACAGAAATACATGAGCCAAAGGAGGGAGAATGGTTTGGAACAGATATTAGAAGGACAAATGCAGATGAATTGCCTAGAGCTGATGTGTGGTGCTTCGGATTCCCATGTCAAGACATCAGCGTGGCAGGAAAACAACTCGGATTCAAAGGTCAGCGTTCAAGTTTATTTTTCACAGTTACAAGACTTATTAGGGACACAAAAGAAGAAGATAGACCCAAATATTTATTTATTGAGAACGTTAAAAACTTACTTAGTGTTAATGGAGGATGCGACTTCCTTAAACTTCTCATTGAGTTGGATGAAATCGGGTATGATGCAGAATGGCAAGTTCTCAACTCTAAAAACTTTGGAGTTCCCCAAAACAGAGAAAGAGTGTTCATTATTGGACATCTTAGAGGAAGTAGTGGACGAAAAGTATTTCCTATCGAAACAGAAAATAGAAAAACTATTAATATCGTTGGGTACTTAGATGAAGGATTTAAGGATGTAAATTATGAATTAAATCCAAATGGAATAGCTAAATGCTTAACAACTATGCAAGGTGGGAATAGGCAACCCAAAGTGCTAATTTGTGGTAATGTTCATCCAAGTGGTAAGGGGATGAATGGACAAGTATATAATAGCAAAGGATTAGCACCAACATTAACTACAAATAAAGGTGAAGGGCCGAAGATTTTAATAAAAGAAAATACCAAGAAGGGATATGTTGAAGCTTATGAAGGTGATGGAATAAGACTTGACCATATTGGAGGAACTACAGGAAGAGGGAGAGTACAACCTCAAATGTGCAATACATTGACCACTGGAAGTCACGCAGGAGTAATAGACAAAGGGTTTAGGATAAGAAAATTAACGCCTAAAGAATGTTGGAGATTACAAGGTTGGAAAGACGAAGACTTTGAAAAGGCAGCTAAAGTGTGTAGTGATAGTCAATTATATAAACAAGCTGGGAATGGTGTAACAGTGCCAGTAATTTATGAAATAGCTAAAAGGCTATGATAAATAAAGGCTTGTTGATTAGGAGGGAGCATGAATAGGCAAGAAAGAAGAAAAAGGGATAGGGAAATAGAAAAGGACAAAGATTTTGTTAAGAAGCTATCAGTTAGTGAAACTAAGAGAATGAATAAAATTATAGATAAGATAACAAAAGATAAGGCAGAGCAAGCTATAAATTTGATATACGGAAGTTTTATATCTGTCTTAGTAAGTGAAGGGTGTTCATTTGAAGAAATAAGAAAAGTACAGATATTAATGACAGAATTTATATTAGACGAAAAAGAGAAAACAAAAATATTAGAAAAGGAGAATATTGATATGACTAAGTTACAAATGGAAGTTAGAGAATTTATGAAGGGATTAATAGCACAAGGAAAGAACAGAAAGGAAGTTATAGAGGAAACTGTATTTAAATTTCCTAAAGCTACTAAGAATATGATTAATAGGACATTCGGAGAAATAGATGATGAAAAAGTGTTAGATGATGCAGCTGCTTATATCTTAGAAGATAACAAGAACATTAAAAAAGCTATAGAAAAAGAAGATGCAAAGAAGATAGCAGCAGAAGTAGCAAGACAAATAGAGAAAGAATCAGATGATTTAGAAGTATTAGAGGAAGTTGTCATAAAAGAAGTTAAGTTAAAAGGAAAGAACGGTGTGTATGAAGCAAAAACAGGACTAGGAGTAGCACTTGAAAGTGAAGGATATAAACTAGCTTTCAGCAATATAGAAGAGCTAGAAAGCTTCTGTAATGAATTTAAAAAGGTATTTGAAAGGATATAAGTCTATGAATAAGATTGGAAATAGATACTCTTCATCAGTTGCTAGAGAATATATAAAAGAAAATATAGGGAAAAAGAACATAGATGAAATAGTAACGTATTTAAGAGAAACAACAACTCTTAAAGTGCCATCTATAGAAAGGCTTTATAGAGATATTAAAAGTGAAAGAGATAGAGAAATCAGAGAAGAGATAAGAGCTAAAGCAATAGAAGAGAGAAGTAGAGTTAAGTACAAAGGTAGAAAGAGAGAGTTTTTCTATATAGATGATAGCAAATTATGGAGGGCCATTAATGGGTAAATTAAAAGTAATGGAAAAAGCAATAGACACATTTGGAGAAGGCATGCAGAAGATAGTTGCTATGGAAGAACTAGCAGAGTTACAGCAAGCTTTGTCTAAAGATTTGAGGGGGAAGGATCATAACGTTGAAGAAGAAATTGCAGATGTATATATTATGTTAATGCAATTGGAACTTATGTATGATAAGACAAAAATTGAAGAATGGATAGATAAGAAAATAGATAGATTGGATAAAAGATTGAGAGGGTAGCATATGAAAATAGTGGTTATATGGTTAATAGCAGTACTATTTTATTGGGCATTGATATATGGAGCTACTAGAAATGATAAAGAAGAGTAATTTGATATTATTGCGAAGTAAAAATTTAAGGAGGAAATAAAATGAGCATTGGATGTATAAGGTGTAATAAGGAAGGTTGTAATGGATTAGCTGTGTATGAAGATGCCGATTATGACATAAGAGAAGCAGTTTTAACTGGTGATTTAATAGTGGATAATGACTTGGTTTGTGATACTTGTGGAAGGAAATTTAAAGCAGTAGTAACTCATATTTTTATACATGAAGATGAATCTACTGGCGACATTGAAGAATTAGATAGTGCTTGTATTACAGAGTGGGAAAAGAAACATAGATAGTGCGCAATTCAGAAATAAAACATATTACGAGTGGATCTTATATGGTCCACTCTATATAGTTATAAATTTGATTGAAAATGTGAAAAGCTTAAGAAATATAAATATTACCCTTGCCAACTA